GTTCCCATGATAGCATCCAGCATGTCTGCATATCTTTTTGTCATTTCTTTTGCATTTTCTATTATACTATTATTTATAGTTATATTATTAGAGTTATGTATAACATCTGACGTTATCTTTTCTGCACTACTGGTATAACATCTAGTGTTATCTTTTGTGTTATTCCGATCTACATGTTTTATAACATCAGGTGTTATCTTTTTAGCATTATGCTTTGCACGATTTATAACATTAGGTGTTATATTACTGCTCTTTAAATAACCCTTCTCGATAGGTGATAATAGACCATTACCGATACTATTCCAGGCTTCGATAGTTTGTTCACCGGCTATGTATGTGCTTACATCATTAAACACAGAACCATATGCAAAGTATTCTGTTTCATCCTTCAGGTATCGTTGTGTGATGCTTTCTACTAGCTTAAGTTGTGCTTCTGATAACCTGGCTTGTTTCTTCTCTTCCTTAACTTGTTCTTTGACCAGGACCTTCATAGTATCTTCTGCCTTGTTATCTTCTACTCTTGGATCTGTAGTAGTCATAGCTATCTCATCGGCTGTTATTTCAGGATCGTATATAACTCTCCAGGTTGCACCTTTTCTGCCTCTATCTCTTAATGGGTTTTCTTTTATTATCTTCTCGATGTAGCCCCATTTAACCAGGTTATTGAACTGCCTGGATACTGCCGGCTGTGACCTACCTAATCTTTTAGCTACCGAGTATTGGTTTGGATAAGCTGTGCCTGATACACCATTAACGTATGAGCATAGAACGCACAGTACTTGTAGAGCTGATGGATGAGTTAATATATACTTATCGGATAAAGCTCTTGAAGGTATCGTTGTAAAAGGTGAGGGGGCTTGCATATCTGAAACCATCCTATCTTTTGGTAGCTCCAGGATTTGCTTCCTTGCCTCTATTATTTGCTCTACTTTATCTATCTTGTTCATCATGTTCATTGGCATCTTCTTCGGGTAAGGTTGTAAGATTACAGACCGGGCAGATATAATCATCTGATAGATCAGGTCTATTAACTATGGTTGAGCATATGGGGCAGTAAGTTTGATTCATAACAGCATCTCCAACTGGTCCTGATCATTTACCTGGTAGTCTTTATCTTTAATGAAGCCAGCTAGTTCGTTAGCTCTTAATCTATTATATAAGCTCATGTCCTTCTCCTTCACTTTAGCCATTAACTCTTCGTATTTATCGTCAACTATCTTTTGTTGCTCGGCTGTCAGCCCATTATCGAATGGCATTTAAACCTCGGTAATTAATGTTCCTGGAAACAATGCCTCGACCATCTTCTTCTTTAGTCGGTATACTGGTGTTTTAAATCCTTTAACATCCTCGACAACGTAGTAACTGATCTGTCCTTGGGGACCAATTTCATCTACCAGGAGATATTCAAAGTCAGCTTTATATGTGCAGATCTTTTTGCCATTGATGATGCAATCAAACTTAGGCTGTAGTTTTAGGTCCTGGATTATACCGGCATCTAATCTTTCTTTTAGGTATTCATATCGTTTAGCTTCTTTCTTGCTATCAAACATGATGCCATCGACCTCGGTCTTTATTGCTCTATATTTTGTCATTAGATTTCACCATTTTATCCAGGGCTTGAGCTATGTTGAGGTCTTTGACAGCCAACTGCTCGTTAAATATGTTCTCATTACTGATTGATCCAGGCTGTCTTTTACGCAAAGCTTCCCTTAAAATGCTCTCAGTTAGCCCAGCCATAGTCCATCTTTCTTTCTTTGCCTGGTACTTCAGCATATCGTAGCATTCCCTTGATAATCTTAGATAAAGTGGCACAACTTCCATTGTCTTTTTCTTTCTGTACAAAATGAATTTAATTATTTTACGTCTAGGTCTTGTATATTAGATATCTATGTGCTATCTGTATATAGAACGTAAGTTGAAAGTTAATAGAACAAGGGCTAACAAATGAGTGAAATCAAAATAGGTGACAAAGTTTTTACAAACCAAATGTCATTACAACCATTGAGTGAAAGTCAAATTGTCAGATACGAAACGTATCGATGCAATATAACCAAAAAGATTATTAAAAGAGGTGTCAGCAAAACTGGTCATTACGATGTAATGGTTAGGTCATGGGATAAAAGTCCTGACTGGGTTGTTGTTAAAATTACACCAAAAAGAATTGGTGTTTTGCATAAGAATGATAATCGTAAAGACATGGATAGAACACCTACATTTTTAGCGTATCATTTTGTAAAAAAAGAAGGAGCAAACTAATGGCAGTTAAAACCACAGCCGGGCAAGAACATGCCGGCACTTACTTTGCCTACGTCAGGGTATCGACAGATGACCAGGATGTAGCAAGGCAAGAAATGGAGATACTTAAATGGCTTAATGGTGGTAATCATTCAGTCGTTTGGTTTAAGGAGGAGGGCATATCAGGTAAGATAGCTCCCGAGCATAGACCAAAGCTTAACGAATGCATCGAGACAGCCAAAGCTATGAATGGCACTATCATTGTAGCTGACCTGGATAGATTCAGTCGTACCACCTGGCATACATTAAAGTTCTTTGAAACTATTCTTAAAAAGAATGCTGTTAAACTAGTTGTCTGCAATGATCCTACAATATCTGAGAACAAGCAGAACTTCTATATGAAGGCAATGTTTGCTGACTTTGAAAGGGATAAGATTTCAGAGCGTACTAAGTCAGGTCTTGAAAGGATCAAGAAAGAGCTAAGAGAGAAGGGTAGTATTACCTCATCTAATGGCAATCGAATTACTAAGCTTGGCATCCATGACGAAATGGATAAAGCCAGGGCTTCAGCTTCGACAGCCGTTAAAACGATTGCTGATAACTTTGCTACTAAAATAGCTCCTACAGTATCAGCTTTATCAAGAGGTGGTGAAAGCTACCGAGAGATAGCACAAAAGTTAAATGACCTTGGTGTACCGACTGCAAGAGGTGGCAACTGGCACGCATCATCGGTGAGAAATATAGCTAAAAGATTGGAGAAGAAATAATGAATAAGCCTAAAACATGTTGCGACAATTCAAGCGTACACAATTCTGTTGATGAAATACATGCTCATTTACTGCATGATTATAATATGAAAGTTATTGAAATAGAAATGACATTGCATCAGGCAAGACAAACTAGAATGTTAAGCAAGGTACAAAGATATTTCAATTCAACACCAATTAGACATGCTTTTTCTCGTTGGATGACGTATGCAACATATACCAATAGGTTTTACACGATTTCAGAGCTTGTTACTGAAATGCATAGCAATAGACAAACCATTTCGACCATGATTAATGAGTGTGAAGCTGAAGGTTATATCGTTGTTAAAAGACAAGGCTCAACTGTCGCATGTCAAGCCTCACCAATACTTTTACAGAAAATGGAAGACTACTGCCGATGGAGGCAGAGTATTGCTAAATCAACTATTGGAACAGCCTTTGACAATCTAGTTCGGTTTGAGAAATTAATGCAAAAGAGATTTACATGATTGAGGGTCAAGATGCCAAACTGATATGCATATTATTTAGATTTTTTTTATGCAAGGGTAGAACATCAAGTGATCAAATCTTGGTAGAAAGGAGAAGGTAAGTGAAATACTTTAAGAACAAAACTAAAAGTCAAGCCCCGGTTAAAGACAGCCTGATTGGTCATAACCAACCACCAGGTCATCAGATACCCAACTTAGATGGTAAAACGGCAGACGATTATTTCGATAAGCTACCTATCGGTAAGATACTAGCAAAACGAATAAAAGAAACCGGACCATTTGGTGGAGCCGAGCTTCGTGATGGTCATGTATTTCCAACCTTAACCGGACCACAAAAAGAAAAGATTGCTAGAATGCTTTTAAATGGGAAAGAATATCTCACCTATAAAGACCTTCGTGTTGCCGTTCGTATGACAATACCAATGGTCGATATTAAAATGATTAAATCTACAGCGACCCATTTAAGACAACTTAGTCGTGAGCTAGGTAAAATATCTAAGGATGCAAGCAAGTCTAAATTTGAAAGAGTTATCCAGGCACAAGAAGCTATCGTAAGTACGAACTTGTCCATAAAAACAACTCATGGATTATTTGAAATGCTTGGTGTACATTCCCTAAGATGACCTATTTTAGCCCACGAAAAATCAATGACTTAGCACTCGTAAAACTACATATAGTAGCTGTTTCTGCTAAGACTTCTAGACTGTGTACATTAAAGGAGAAAAATAATATGTCACTTAATCAACTACTTAGGGAAGACCTATTGGATAACATAAAGGGTTTGTCGCATAATATATATCATGTAAGCCCCGGAAACCTATCATTTTGGTTTAACCCTCTAGCATTTGTAATACTTACCAAGGTAATCTTATACATCCTTTTGACAGTAATTGCACTTGCTAGCATTTATTATTCATTTCATTTTGCATGTCTACTTGACGATGCTTGCTTTGCTCTTAACTACGAGGTGAAGATATGAAATGGTCTAATGATGCAGACGAATTAGGAGCTTCAAAAGTAGGGGCTATTGTTATGGGTGAAACAGTTTTCAATACTAATGAAGGTATTAGACAAACAGTTATTAATGCACAAAATGGAGTACCTACTATTAGTCCTTCCATGTTTGCAGATTCACAAGAACGAGGTGATGTCCTAGAGCCGGCATTAACTCAATGGGCTAGTGATAAGTTAGACCGACTTTGTCCTGATAATGTAGCTTGTAACTTTCAGCCACCAACAGATGCTCATCGCATAAAAGAACTTAGGTTGTGTGCTTCTCTTGATGGCATCCTGGAAGTAGTAGGGGGCGAACTCACTATACCTAATCCACAAGGTGAAGACATAACTGTATCGGGCTTCGGTGCTTTAGAAATAAAGACTGATGGCTGGGATGATGGACCACCAAGAGCAGACCAGGTTATACAGCTTCAAACACAAATGCTGTGTGCTGACTTTGGCTGGGGAGTTATTGCCAAGCTTGGTCCTAAATTAAAGTTTGAACTCTATCCATATATGAGAAGCGAAAAGCTGATAAAAATTATTTTGGAAAAGGTTGAGGACTTTTGGGATCGTGTTGATAATGACAAGCCATACCCACCAATCGATAATGGCAAGCCGGATACTATTCCATTAGACCACTTGGAAACTAAGGAAGATGTTATTCAAATCATTACTGACTACAATAAATGTAAGGCTGAAGAGAAGTCATGGAAGTTACAAAAAGAAAAATGCCAGGAAGCTTTGGAGCTTGTCCTTGATGAGTTTGATGCTGAATACGCAAGCATAGGTAACTACAGAATTAGTCATCCAATAGTCAAACGTAAGGCACAGCCGGAGAAGATAGTTCCTGCCAAGCCATCGACACAACATAGAAGATTTTCAATCGAGGAGATAAGCAATGAATAATTTAAGAACAAATTTAATCCCAACTGATGTAGACCAGGCACTCAGGATATCTGAAATGTTTGCTAAGTCTGACTTGGTTCCGGACAATTACAAGAACAAACCAGCCAATATCTTTTTGGCTGTATCTGCCGGGGCTTCACTTGGGCTTGCACCTTTCCAGGCGATGCAGAACATAGCTGTCATAAATGGTAAGCCGTCAATCTTTGGTGATGCCTTACTAGCCATGGTCCGAAATGATAAGAGATGTTTGTCTGTGAAAGAATCCATTGAAGGTGAGGGTGCCAATATGAAGGCAACTTGTGTTGTATCAAGGTTAGCACCTAATGGAGAAACAGAAGTTATAAGTTCTAGCTTTTCTATGGGCAATGCTCAGAAAGCTGGCTTACTTAACAGAAAGCCTTGGCAACAATACCCGGATCGTATGCTTCAGATGAGGGCTAGGGGCTTTGCTTTGCGTGATGCATTTGCTGATGTTATCGGTGGATTGATTACCAGCGAGGAAGCTCAAGACTATCCGGTTCCTAAAGGTGCTGTACAAGACCAAGAGAGTACCTCTAAGTTTGATAAGGATGCTAGAAGCATTGATGCTATAGTTGGAGAGCTTACACCTCCTGAAGAGCCTAAAAAGGAGCTTGAATGGGTATTAAATATTCCAGGTAAAAAACCTCTTCACGTCAAAAATAAAAATGATTTTGTTTTAGAGTATAAATATTTCATGGATTTAATTGACCGATCTAAAATGTGGGATTTCCAAACTAAGCAAAAAAAATATGCTGAACTAAAAACTAATAACATGGAGATGTTAGAGCAACTAAGGGAAGCTGACTTCGGTTTAATAGAAGAAATAGAAATGGATGAAGGGAGATTGTTCGATGCAGAAGATGCCACTAACACCTAAACAGCACAAGGTCCTAAAATTTTTAGAAGCTTACCATGCTGAACATGAGTATATGCCAACCTATAAAGAGATATGTATAGGTGCTGGTTTTAAATCAACCAACTCAGTCTTTAATCTAATAAACAAACTAGATGAGAAGGGGCATATAAAACGATTTAAGAACAATGGGGGCTGTAGTTACAGAGCTATAGAACTAATCCCTAATTAATCCACTACGATAGCCCCTGGTCCGATCATACGTTAGTAGTTCTTTCCGGGGGCTTTCATCTGTAGAGCAATGAACCCATCCACTATTCGGATACCCTGGCTTATAACATTCTAATATTAGCTGATCAAACTCCAGGTTATCTTCTATCCATTTACACAGATCATAGTTATCTATTCCAGGAACCTCGAAGTCTCCGGCTTGTCCAAAGGCATGTTGGCTTGTTGGTTTAGATCCTATTGCTTCGCATAAAGCTGTTGACCTATATCCACTTGATACAATGAAGGGACCAAATTGATCTCTAACTGGCTGTAAAATATTTTCAGCTAATAGTCTTAGGTTATATAAAGCATCTGCATTAGGTGAATTATCAATCCCTTTACGTTCTGCTGTCTGACTTTTAATTAACTCATCGACACTAAAATTTTTAGATAGGTTCATTAGGCTTTCTTCTTTTTCTTTTTAAATCCAGCCTTCATGTTTGCGTATGCCTTGTCGCTGATCGTTGAGTTCTTTTTAGTACGAGATATACCTTTTTTCTTTCGGGCATTTATGTTGGCATATAATCCAGGTTTAGACATGGAAGTTCCTTTCTATTAATGTTGCATTATTACTTAGTGTTGTTTCCCTCTTCGTCACTCTCCCATATTGTATTTCTTTTTCAGCCCTGGGATCATCTTCAAACTTTTCATCTTCACCTAATTCTTTAGGTGTCATCTTGCTATTGCGTTGTCTTAATTCGTGAAGAACTTTTTTTACTTCTGCGTTACCTGACCAGGCATTAGTTTTACAATCAGTACACATTTTTGCGAATGGTCTAATATAAATTACTTTGCCAATATCAGCACCACATTCAACACATTGATTGTGAGCAAATCTAGTTATAGGTCTAGCCATTATGCTTTATCCTTTTTTCTAATCTCATTGATATGTTTATGCCAAAAATAATTAGCTATAGAATTAAAGAACTCGTATAAGCCCATGTAAACTTTCATCATTTTCTTCTTCTCCTTCTTACTTCCTCGACATGCTTGTAATAAAAATAGTTGCCGATCTTAATAAAAAATTTTGAGATGCTTAACCAAAACCAAATCATTATTTCTTACCCATAAGTTTCATTGCCTGACCAACACCTTTAATTCCAAACGAGCTACTCACAGCTATAAATAATAGGTACTGATACCAATCGGGTAGGGTGTTTAATACTTCAAAGCCGGTCCTGACATACTCGGTTAGGCTAGGGATGAAGACTAGTATTGCTGGCAAAAGTAATACAACCAGGGCGAACTCGTCTTTCCAAGATCCATCTGTAGCATCAGCCATAGACTTTTCCCAGGCAACTTCTCCGGTAGCAACCTTCTCAGCAACGACAGCTTTAGCTTTAGCTTGAGCTACTTTAACTTGCCCATCTGCTTTTACTTTCTCAACCTTGCTGTCCATCCAGCTTGAAGCCAGGTTAGCAATCGGTCCTAAAAATTGTAACATTCTAAACTCCTTTTAATATTTCATTTAAACCAAAACCCTCAAGCAAAATTAAAGTAAAAAATAATAACAAGATTCCACCAGCTATAAGTTTCCCGCTAAAATTTGTTGATCCGATTTTGATTGCCACGAACTCGTTGCCTAATATTCTCAGCGACAGCTCAAAAGAATTGTTACTTAAATCTAAGTTTATTAATTTCTTTTCTTTCATATCAATCCTTTCTTTTTAGCTATGATAAACAATACTGCTACTGCTCCTGATAAGACGGCAGTAATTAATATAGCTAATACAACTTTTAATATTGTGTCTTGCATCTTTTGCTTTCTCTTGAGTGCTTTTATTCTAGCTTCTTTCCTAGCTTTTCTAGCATCTGCACAGTACTGAATATAATCTGTGTATAAATTAGCTCTGCCATATAATTGCATGAACTCACGAATTTGATCTTTCTTAACTCGTATCTGTTCTAGTGCCATAAACTCTTCAAGATCATTGTCTGTTTTGCCTAAGAAGTTAGTCCATATGCTATTCTTTCTTTTGTTTAAATCTTGTTGTAGCTGGTCTTCTGCACCTACAAATTTGGCGATTGCTGAACCAGCACTTGAAATATCACGACCATTTTCTATTGTTTGTTTGATGACAGCAAAGGCACTATTCGCAACCATTAGCATTTCAAGCATAGTGTCACCTCAGTAGTAAGCCTGCCATCATTAGTATCATTGTGCCTGCAGTACCAATCATAATAGTTTCTATTCTCTTGATGCGAAGTATAGTTTCTTTCCATCTCTCAGCACATACTGCCTCATGTGTGTCTATCTGTGCTTTTACTTCAGATGCTTTTACCATTAACCTTTAATCTCCTGAGCAATTACAACCATAGAATTTGTACTAGCCTCATTATTGATTCTAAAATCACCATCATTTTGAGTTGCACATTGTAGTTTGTATGTAACTGAAGAAGTTGTTGCAGGTGAATCTAAATATTGAATAGCTATTGGTACTGCACTCCAACCAGTAGTTATATAACCATATCTTTTTAAATCTCTGACTTCTGTTGAATTTCTAAATACTTTAAATCGAATAGAATTATTAATACCAGTACCCATGCCACCAGTATTCCATATAAGTAAAATCTTACTTGATGTGCTTGTTGGTGTTATAGTTATAGATGTTCCATTAACATCAGCATAGCTAGTAGTTGGTTCTGTGGTTGATGATTGTGATTGAGCCTCTACTGTCTGCAACACACTACCAACTGGAAGACGTTCAATGACACTTGCTGAGTTTAGTTTTGTGAGTGGCATATTATCCTCCTATTTCCATTGCAGTTAGTGTTGTCAATGTATTATTAATCGACCAAAAAGTAACGCCTCTTACAGCCCTTTTAAATACAACATTGTAAGTAACTGGTGAAGTTGTGTTAGGAGAATGTAAAATTGAAGCACTTAACTGACTTACATAAACACTACTAACAATATTAATGTGTGCCATTCCATATGTTTGGTCAGTTATAAGAGTTCCACCAGTCATTACTGTATTAATATCAGTTGAACTTGTAGGATTAACAACTATGTTAGCAACTACATATCCATCTGCAGTATTACCATGAACTGCACCATGAAAGGTTACTAAGAATTTACTTGCACTGCTTTTTGGCGTTAGTGTTAAGAATAAACCAGTACTATTATAATTTGCTGTAGAATTTCCTGATGTTTGTGTTGAACTGGTATGTTGGTAAACATCTAAGACAGCACCTTTAATATAAGGAGTGCCAGAACCACTAGCATCTTGGAGGTTGTCTACTTTAAGAATTGATGTCATGTTATCCTCCTATACTGACGGACATAGTTTAATAAATTGAACAAAAGTAGATGCTGAACCTGAACCAGTTGTCTGAACAATAACATTACTAGCAGTATTAGTTTCAAATTTTATTTTTTGATTAGATGTATTTGTTATATTAACAATGTAATTAATTACAAGATTACTATAAGTGCCATTTGCATAAATGTTTGTATATGCTGACCTTACATTAGTATAACTAGAATTATTTTCAGTTTGAGATATTTGTATACCTGCCCAAGGAACAGCACCAGTTGCATAAATATTGAATTGTATACTTGCACTCCAAACACCAGTAGATGGGAAAGTCCAAATACCACTACTCTCACTCATGCCACCATTCTTATTTGGCAATAAACCACTAGTTTGTCTAGCCCACCCACTCAATACTGTTGCATTAGCTATTGATGCATTTGTTGTACCATAATCCCAAACTTCTATTACACTATTAAAAGGGTCAGAGGTAAATGCAGTTACACCACCACTACTAATAGTCATAGCATTTGTGCCGTTTGTGTGTGCTATGTTCTGCACACCTAGTTTACTACTCATGATGATGCTCCCTTTATTTCTGTTACACAGATTGATGAAACAAATCTTTCATAACCTACTGTATCAGCATCACTTACTGTTCTATTTAAATAAAAAGTATAATTATTATTAGTTCTTATACCTACTTTGTAAGTAATATTAGACGTCGTATTAGGAGCATCAAAGTATTGAAACATTGCAGAACCCTCTGGTGTACTAGCACTATCTGATTCATGGCTTAAAAACATACCACCAACTCCACAGTTTCTACTCCCTGCTGTTGGGTGGGCAAGTTTTGTAGTGTCTCTAAAGAAAAATACTGTGCTATCCCAAGTTGCATCTCTAACAGACCACTCTCCATATACTTGACCCTCTAGCCTAAATTTACTAGTGGCAGAAGTAGGAGTAACTGTTACAGTTAAGTCGGTTAATACAACATCAGTATTTGCACTAACTGCAACACTATTAGTTCCGTCAAACTGTGTGTATAACATTTTAACAATACTACCCTCGTGTAAGGTTACGTTACCACCAGTAGTTTTGGGTTGAATCTCGTCAACAAATAATTTAGACAATGGTCAATACTCCATTTACTGTTAATGTTTTGTTTGTGGGAATTGTGTAATCCCCTGCAACCATTGCTCTTTCACCACTAGCTATTGTTACATTGTCAGTAGCTGAACTTCCATTAATCCTGATGCCATCTCTATAGACAGTAGAACTAAACTTATCCCCAGTAACAGACCCATCTGTAGGTACAACTGAATTGCCTACCTCACCTAAAGCCAAGATGTAATCTATAGTGTCTGAAGAACTTAATGTTTCTGTAAAGATAATGTTAGACCCTGATACACTATAGGCATCATTAGGTGCTTGAGTAACACCATTGACAGAGACTATTAGTTGCTCTGCCGTAGCAGGGTTGAATGATGCTGAACCTTTAGTTAAGGCATATGTGTCTGTAGCTGAAGCTGTAATAGCATCTAGCTTATTGAACTGCCCAGTAAGTGGTTGATTACCTATGAATGGCATGGCTTACTCCTTTGGGTGCTTGTCTTTAATAGCTTTGATAGTTGTCTTCCAACCATCTATGCCATTGTGATACAAGTCATCTAATTGATTTGCTATTGATGGATACTCTGCTTTTCTTTTTTCTTCATAAGTTAAAGCATCAAGTCTTTCTTGTTCTTGTTCTTTTCTTAATGTTGCCAAAGCAGTATCACTAATAGGAACTAAACCTGACTTGATATAGTCGTCTTGACTACCATCTTCTTCGTAAGCATACACTTCTTTAGTTTTGTTATTTATATAATGTTTCATAATTTAAACCTATGTTGATAATTCATACCAAACCTTTGCAGTATGAGTCAGACTTGGTATTTTGTAAGTTCCACCATTACGAACTATAAATTGAGCAGAAGCCCAAGCACCATGATCACCTGATTGAAGTATAGTATTTATACCATCAATCTCTACACCAAATTGTACAGCACCACCTGAGTAATAAAAACTTACATGGACTTCTATGCTTCTACCAGTTGTATTAGTGTAAACAGTATTTAATGCCCTAGTAGGTGTTGTAGTTGTTTGACCTTGACCTATTGCACCAACACCACTCACAGTTCCACTAAATGCATAGGTGTCTGCTAGGTTCATGGACTCAGCTTGAATTTTGCTTAATGCCATTCTAAACTCCTATCAACTTATATGCACCAAACCAACTTGCAACACCATTTTCGTCATGTTCTATAGTTGGTGCAGTTCCAGTATTAGTGTCATTAATAAATAAAAATACCTCATAATAGTCAGTAGTATTTGCTATATCCATTATCTGTATATTTAAAGCTATTTGATTTGCATAATTAGTTGCAGGGTTGTGTCTTGTAGAATATAAACTTGTTCCATTCTTTTTAATTATTATTCTCAAATCTGCTAGTTGACCATTAGCATTAGATTTTCCATGTGCTTGAGCAAATATGAAATATGTTCCTGCTACTGTAGGTGTAAATCTATAATTTGTTGCGTGGTCATATTTACCATCTGTATCAAATACTTCTGTATCAAACTGAACTTTATTTTCAGCTTCATCTGTTAAGGTTTGGTCACCTGACATCTTTGCCAAAAATGCTGGTGTGTTTGTTTGTGAATTAGCTACTGGCAATACACCAGTTACCTTTGATGTAAGGTCTACTGCACTACTAGCTATCTTGGCTGTGCTTACAGAGCCATCAGGTGGAACAGTTGTTTGTATGGCTTTGCCTAAATAAATAATGTAAAAATCATCTGTAGTTTCAACATCACCAGTCATAGTTAAACCAGTACCATTTACTGTATAAGCATCTGTTGGCTCTTGTCTTACGTTGTTAACAAAGACTTCAATCTCATTTGCATTGGCTACTGCATGAGTTAAGGTATATCCTCTTTTAGCAGGACTGCCAGTAACACCAGTTAAATCTTGCTTGGCAAAGCTTGTAAAGTTTACGTCAGGTGTGTTTCCAATAAAAGGCATATCAAATCCTATGTACTAATGTTTTCTACATAACTTGCGATAACGTCTAATGATGTTGCTGTATCACTTACAAAGAACAATCTGTCACCACTCAACAAAACAATCTTTGAATCATGTGTAAAAGCTGATCCACTTGGAATTGTCATGTCTTTAATTATGTAATAATTTGCTGAACTAGCTTGAACATATGCTGATATTGTTATGGCGTTGGCTGTGGTGTTAGCCATGTTCAATCCAATCAGAGTATGAAAGCCACTAGGAAAGTTTGCTCCATCAGGAATGTCTGTGGCACTAGTACCAATGTTCCTCATTTTTATTTGTTTAAAATTTTGTGCCATATTTTACTCCTATAAAGCTATTGCCATAGCTACACTAAAGCCATTGGTTGCAAATGAAGATGTATCTACTGCAACTGCGTTCCATGCAGAACCAGTCCACACCTTTAATACTGATGAACCAGTATGATAAAATATTGCACCAGTTGCTAAAGCATTCCCGTCATTATCTGTTGATGGATCACTAGATTTGCTACCTAAATATTTATCATCAAATGAATCGAAAGAAGCTGAAGCTAATTCGGCATAATACTTAGCTGAATATAATCCACCTGATACAGCCGTTGATGTTGTAAACCCTGATCCACCACCTAACGCCCATTGTTTTGCTGAACCGGCTGATATTGCACTACCACTTATAGCGTATGATTTTGCTGAATGTTCTGATCCATCTACTGCATCAGCTTCGACTGCCCAGGACTTTGCACTTCCTGATCCAGCAGTATCTGTTACACCAGTACCACCAATAGCCCATGCTTTAGCTGAGTATTGGCTTGATTCCACAGCACCATCTGTCTTAATTGCGTAGTTCTGTGCTTTAGTTGCATTATCTCCAGCACTTGATACAGCACTAGCAACATTGGCTACAGCCGTTACATCACTAGCTATCCCGGCTACAGTTGTTACATTAGAAGATATACCGGCTACAGTCGTTACATTACTTGCCACTCCAGCTACACTCGTCACATTAGAAGCAATACCGGCTACTGCCGTAATACTAGCTGACATGTTAGTTAATGTGGTTCCATCGGCTATAGTAAAAGAAGCTTCAGGATTACCAGTAGAAGAATTAAATCCTAGTAACTTTCCTAATCTAGTAGCTTTTACCGGCAAGGTCATATCTGCACCGGATACAGTATCATGCTCGGCAAGTCTTAGTGATCTATTAAGCTCTTCATTGGTTTGCTGGTGAACAAACATATTTGTATCAAAGTCATCTTCAAGACTTGCTGACGTTAGCTGTCCACCGGATGTATAAACTGATGTCCTGGATAAAGGAATAGATCCTAATAATGTAATAGTTTGTGAGCTAGTAGGGAAGTTACCACTAGTAAAAGATACTGTGCCGGCTCCAGTTCCTGAATTTAATGATACTGTATAATGTGAGCTTTCAGTTTTAACTGTAGTATCTACATAAACTTTTATTTGATTTGTTGCATTAATTTGAAAAGCAAAGGCAAATGGACCAGCAGTACCATCACCGGTGAACTGTACTCTTCTTACTGAAGTTTGATCTGTTACATTATATGTTGCCATTCTAGATTACCTCTCTAGGTTTTATACACTAATTATTTTCACTCGACAATATCTTTAATCTATCGTCTGTATCTAACATTATTTTCATTGCAGAAGTTCTAGCATCACCAAGTACATTATTTAACATTTTAAATTTTTCTTCGTCATCAACTTCAAGCTTATATGCTTCACTATTAACTGTGCTGTTTAATGCTGGTAACAATGCCTTAGTAGCATCATACCCAGGATCACCACTAGCTAAACTATACTTTGAATTTATTCTGTTAGAATTATTTACCAGGTTTACATATTTATTAAATTGTAATGCCGACAACTCTACACCATTATATTTTTTTCTATGCGAACTAAATACATGACCTTTTTCAGACAACCTTATTAGCTCTTTATCTAAAGAGGTATAACCACCATCTTGAATTTTAATAGGGCTAATAAATTCATACAGCTTGCCACTACCTTGCGTTTTGATGTTTCCCCAAAAATCTAATGCCGGTGGTAATTCATTATTGAATCTTGGGTTACCTGACTTAGCTCTATTGAGAGCCATATAAAAACCTTTCATGGCTTCAGGAAAATAAAACGTATTAGCATCATCAATCTGATCGGCACTTAACATAGTATTGTTAGCCATAGGATTACCTATTCTTTCCATAGTCCTAGTAAATGAACTAGCTCCAGGTAACTCAAAACTTTCAGGAAGATATGTGTTTAATTCACTTGTTGCTGTCATAGTAATGTCACCAGCTACACCGGCTATTGTCTTTTGTATTCTTGTAAAACCATCTTCTTTACTTCCATATGGATTGCCAGCCAGCTTAAATATCTCAGATACACCTTGAAGAAATGGTAAATTCATTGCGTATTCAGCTATAGCTAAAGAACCGGACTTAGCTAGGTTTATCAACATATTCGGGTCATCTTCTTGTTTAGAATAGTAAGAATAGTCAGATGCCATAGCTAATATTCCCGACAAAGGATCTAATCTACTAAATGTAATATATTTATATTCGCCATTATCTTGTTTAAATCCAATAGAATAGGGTGGTACTTTTGCTGATCTCATATAACGTCTAGCTTTCCAATCACTTGGTCCCGATCCATTAACAATTACGTTATCTCCAAAAAAACCATCAGCTAACATGACCATACCCATAAACAATCCATTGCCCATAACAAGCTTAGATAGTGCTTTGTCAAACTCTTGCCCTGATATTTTACCAGCACCAAATGGATCAATGCCTTGCATATTGTCAGGCATATTTTGTTTAAGTGCTTTGTAAATAGGTGAATAGTTAAAAGTTCTATCAAACACTTGTTTTACAATATTTGTAGGTGTTTTAGAAAATGGTACAATCGTTTTCATTAATGGGTGAGCATTAGCCAATGTTACTAAAGAAGACCAAGCACCTTTGGGATCATCCTGAAACGTCATAATCTTAGCTTCGGCTGTCATCTTTTCTACAATGTCTGCCGGTGGCTCTTCCATAATACTAACGTATTTTGCTTCACCCATTTCAAAAGCTCTTCTTTTATCAACTCCACCTCTTATAGCTTCTTCGTAGGTCATCATTTGTCTTCTATAAGCTTCTCTATATAAAACTTTACGTTTAGATATCACTTTAAAAAATTCATCTTCTGAAGCAAGAAATCTTCCTGGCAATCTAGTTGCTACTCCAATCATGTTTATAGCCATAGCACCATAATCGCCTTTATTAGCCATCTCCATTATGTGAGCCATATTGTCAGTAGATCCTATAGATGTTTTTCTTCTAAGATCAATCTTGGATGCAAAGTCACCAGCTTGTCCGGTAACACCTAATGATAAACCCATAGACTTTAAAGCATCACCTAAAGCCATACTAGCACCATAAGCCTCGGCATTCATTTCACCCATGTAAACACGATCACCAACTTTACCTCTTGTGCCACCAAGTGTTCTTACATTACCAATAAATCCAGCCATACCAGTTTCTAAAAGTGTGGAACCTTGAAATATAGCATTACCAGCAATGTTAACCATATGCGTGACCGGTGACGATAGTAGGGCATTAATGTATATTTCCATAGCTACGTCATAGCCTTTGGCTAAAAAACCTTTTTCTGTATACATAGCTCGACCAGTACTCGGTAAAGTTAAAAATGCCTGGGCATGGTAATCAATCATATTTTCATCTAAGTTTTGCACAACTTCATCTATTTGTGATGTATACTCTGTTAGATTGATATTATTTAATTTAGCTACGTTAGATATAACGGCTAGACCTCTACCATACTCAGAAACATTCGCAGACACTTGAGCAGATAAATTAGACTGAACAGTAGCTATTACCTTTAGCTCTCTAAATATTTGTAACTTTTCACCTTCATCTGATGATTTAGTAATTGCTAAAGCTTTGTCTTCTATTTCCTTACCGAGCTTTAACATCATAATTAATCCACCTATAACATGTTCCGGTGGTTCGACTGTACCTGGTTTTTTATTTAGTAATTTATAAGTAATCTTGCTAAAGCCAGTTTTCTCAGCCATAGCAACCATACCTTCAATAGTCTGTTTAGGTCTTCTTAAATGTGCAAATAAAGCTTTATTATTGTCTTTAATATTAACAAGCATAGTTTGTAGATCTAATACTTGATCTTCTCCTTCTTGTTTAAATATCAAACCAATTTTATTTAGGTTCAGCCCAGGACCTTGATATCCAGTATCTTCTAATACTTTGTTTAGAGCTTTTACACCTTCGTCATCCATACCTTTTATAACTAAATCACCACTAGCCGTTTCGGTAATATCACTATCAGGCATTGTTTCTTTATGGATCTTCTGCTGTTCTAGATCTAGCTTGTTAAGTATCTCTACACCTTTGCCAAGTATATTAACCATCATTAGCTCCATTATTTTCTTGCTGTGAAACTCCTACGGCTGTAGCACCAGCTGGAACAGCAAATAATGCCTGACCTTTTTTAGCTTTGTCTTTTACTTGTGGTGTAAGATCGATAAACAATGCTTCGTCAAATGCTTCCATATTACCAAAAGTATCACCTGAAGGAGTATCTCTAAGGTCAACATCTTTTGAACTTGGTAACTTTCTAACACTACCTCCTAATTTTCCTACAACTTGTTTTGCTATTTTTGGAACAATATTATCATAATAATTTCCTAACCCTTCTACATTCCATCTATCAACATGAACTTTACCTGGTGTTATGGCTACAGCATCGTATCCTTCTTCACTTGCTTTAGCTAAAATTCTTTTTATAGATAATGCAGTCCATTTATTAGTGTCTGTCACGAAAGGTGCTTTAGGTGGCTTTAGCCTATTGTTTTCAACTATTAAATCTTCTGCTTCGTCTGTAAGTTTGCCGGCATTTATATCTTTTGTAAGGTTTGCCATCTCTTGTTCTGACTTTTGGAATCCTTGTTTTCTTCCTTGTTGACCCCAATCAGATTGTATTTCTTCAACATACAAAATTTGTTTGTCACCATAGGTTCTATCTTTAGTTCTAAAATGTGCGATAATATTTTCTTCGTCAAAATGAGGTCCCATGTATTCGTCAGTTTCTCTCATTTTTTTGTTTTGTATCATACCTTGTCTACCATAAGTTATTAAAAACTCTCTGTAATTAGTACCCCCATCAACAGTATAATCTTCATATCTACCAGCACTTCCTTCAAACATTACATCACCTTCATACTCTGCAATATTTTGTGCTTGAACCTTTGCTTCATCTAAACTGTAAGGTATGTCGGTGTTTCCTCTAAGATATTCATTTGTGCCATCACTAACATTCATGGCATTTGCATAACTTGTACTTTCACCTTTATTTTTAAAAATAGAATAACCTAAATCATCATTACCAGTTATGACATAACCAGTATTTGAATCTTCATATATTCTTACTGGATTTGCATAATATTCATTAACAGCTTTTCTGTAAGCATCATCTTTTGTAAAGCCTTTTGTATCTAGTAAATCAGGTTCAAAATCATTATATATCTCATCTGCTCTTTCATAAAGATAATCAGAACCAAAAGCATCGTCTGCTCTCATTGTTGATATTAATTTTCTTTCCATTTCAAAAAGTGAACTTTCTGTTATTTCTGTTTTCTTTTCTAATCCCTCTATTAAAAGATCATCACTTGAAACAGCATTTTCATTGTAAAACCAATCCATTGAGTTTACTTCTTCGCTTCCAACTTTCTCGACTTCCTCTAACTCTATTTTGTTAGCTTCAAGCTGATCTACAATTTCTTGTTTTGTAACTTTATCTTTACTTAATACTTCATCTAAACCCGACCAATCTATTTCGTCTTGCTTTACACCAGCTTTTAAAAGCATAGCTTTGTATTGTTGACCAGTTCCTTTTTCTTGTTTCAAGTTATTTGCTTCTTCTAGTGCTTGAGAATAAAAACCCTGGTTATCAACTTTTCTTGTAGCTTGCTCTCTGTTTTTAGCTAACTTTGCTAAATGTGTATTAAGTGCAGTATTTAATTCACCAGCCCCCATAGACGATAAAGATGTACCACCAGTATCTAGGTCTAATTCTCGCTGTGCTTTCTCACCGATTTTTTGAAACTGCGATTTAACACCACTTTTTAAGCTTTTGAGCATAGGGCTGTTCTTGCCATACTTTATTAACAATCCTAAACCTTCAGCTATGCCTTCACCAATAACACCACCTTCTAAAAGTAATAATGGTGACCTTTGTAATTTTTGCATTAAGTAGGGTAAATCTTCGTCAGCTTCTAATGTTTCAAGTACAGCTTTACTTGCTTCGCTGTCTTTTGATATCAGGGTGATAGCTGTTTCCAACAATCCTTTATCTTTTGCCGGAATGACTAAGGCTTCAGTTGTTCCATAACCAAGAACATTGGTAAGGAAACGGCTACCTAAGTTTGCACCTTGTAATCCTTTAGTTGCCAATGCACCAGGAGCAATGATCTGTGTTCCAACTTCTCCAATCATCCCACCGATTTCTTGTGCTGTACCATCATATTTTATTAATTCATTGATAGCTGTATTAGCTGTATCTAAACCAGGTATATTTTCATTCATCCAAGGAACAGCAGTTTCTGAAAACCATTGACCAGTTAATGTATCCATTATTTCTGTGCCAGCTTTAGAAGCTCCTTGTGGCATACCCTTAACAACACCAGTTGCAAAATCTCCTACAGTATCAACAACGTCACCGGCTGTATCTACAACGTCTTCAAATATAGATGTAGGCATATTAATCTTAGACGTTTTACCATCCCAGGACTGCTCATATTCTGAACCACTAGACCTAATATTGTTGGACAGTAAAATCTCGTTATATACGTCTATTTCATTTTCTGCCATTATTGTAACCTACTACTTGATAAAATGTTTGTAAGTGATTGAATATCTGACTTAATTATAGATATATTTCTGTAATCTTTTATTCTAAGTTTTTTGGCAACATCGGTATCAGGTTGTAATGTAAGTAGCATATTTTTTACCTTTAAAAACTCATCCCTGGTGTATGTTTTTTGAATGCCTTTTTTTGTGTAAATACTAGCAAATCTATCTATTGAAGATTTGGCTGAAGCTAATTTGTTTTTGTATACTTCACTTGCTACAATTTCACTTTCAGTACTAAGTACAGATCTACCAAAAGCAAGAGCATCAAAGTCTTTAGATTCTCTCAATGACTTGTTAAATTCGTCAGTAACACGACCTAGAACTCTTCGATATATTTCTCTTTTTTCAAAATAGTCATTTTGGTCTGCTATTACTTCTGCTTCCGGATCAAACTTCATTTCACCGGATATAGTTATCATACTGTCTTTAATTTCTTGTCTTTCGTTTGATTCAACTTTTGTTGCTATGTCTGTGTATTCTTTAGAAGAAAGGGATTTATAATGTTTGGATAACTCACCAAAACTTAAATTTGCAGTTGATAATTTTTTCATTAATTCTGCTTTGACCCTGGAATCACTTACAGTTCTCAGACCACCACTTTCATCAAACTTGATTTTGTAATCTGCATATTTATCAGGGGCTAATGCTTCTAACTCTAAAAGCTTGTCTTTTAAATTGTCTTTAGCACCAAATGCTAATTGCTTAGAAAGGTCAACTTCTAGTTCAGCTATTTTATTATCTGCATCACCATCCTTTTTATCTTGAATAGTATTCTCAAAGTTTATTTGTGCATTCTTTTCTGTTCTAATAGCTTTAGCTACATCTAATCTTTCCTTGTCACTCATCCCATTTAAAATGGCATCAATTTTAATATTACCGGTTTTTTTGTTTAATTGTATTTTCATAGCTATGTCAGATGACGTTTCTGTTTCTAATGCTGTGCTAACTATAGTGCTTGTTCTCACCTCTAACCATTTATCATCCCAATCTTTTAAAGCACTTTCCATCATAGTCTTGGTGTATTTAGCTTTAGAAGCTTTGTAGATGTAATCGTATTTTTTACTAATACCAAAACCTGGAGCTTTTTTTAATTCATCTTTGTTTCTAGCTTTTTCATTTAACAGCTTTCCATTTTGATATAGACCAGCACCATAGATCTTAGCTGTTAATGTATCTTCATCACCTTCAAAATTAAGAACAGCATCTAACTCAATACCCATATTTTTAAGATCAAAATTTAAATTTAAAGCTGTGCCGGTTTGTAATTGGTCTAAAGATTTTTTTGCATAAACTTTTGAATAAGCATTGTAGTGAGCAGAAGAGTTTACACCTAGTTCGGCATATAATTTTCTACCTAGTACGGGTGAAGCATTATTGGCTATTTTGACATATTCATTTGTAATTGCTTTTAAATCATTACTAACTTCACTTAGGTCAGTATTATTTAATGTAGCCTTACTAATTATCTCTGAAAAACTTCTTTTGGCACTTAATGATAAATCTGACCCAACACTTTCTAATGCTATCTTTTTAGCTGATCTACCAAATATTGTATCGTCATCAAATCTGTCTGTTACACTAGTGCCGTTGTATGCACTTTCTTTAATTTGCTCTATGGTAATAGGGTTTTCAGCACCATACTCAGCACCCTCTATTTCTGCTTGTGTGCCAGCCTTTTTCATAAAATAGCTAGACATATCATTTAAAGCACTAACAAGCATCTGTGACGTTCTTTGGGCTTCACGCATACCAACACCGGAAGGACCTCGATAGCCACTTGTACCGATCTGTCGTTGTATGCCTAAATATCTAGAACGAGGTGCCATTAACCAACTCCTAGACCTGAATTAGCTGTATAGCCATAAAACCTCATATAATTACCTCTACCTACATTTTGTACTCCAGTTCTCATTCCTGGATATGTTGCAGTAGTTCCGGCTGGGGCAGATCCTAAAGAGTTATAACTCATCATTGCACTACCCATAGTTGATAACGCACCAATAGTGGCTTGTTTCTTAGCCATTCTACCGGCAAACCTCAAATCTTCAGCTTGAGCATTAGCAGTACTTATAGCCAAGAACTCATTATCTTTAGACGTAATAAAATCATTTAACCCAGGATTAAGAACCCCGAATGTTCCAACATCTTGAGGTGTTCCAATAGTAGGTTCCAACCCACCGGCATAGGCTATAGCTCCAACTGAAGCCAAAGCTTTGTTAGTGTTTTTTAAAACCTGAATACCTTGCTCTTTAGCCTTAACAGCTTCTACTCTACCTTCTAACTTTTTATGCTCGGCTTGTGCGTAATAAGCTTTTTTTGTGTCGCTACCAGCTTTCATTTGAGCCATAGCAGAAACTCCGGATAATACTAGTGATGCTACTGCAAAAGTCATATTATTGCCCCGTACTAAGTTTGTACTCTACAGCTAACACAGTAGCGAAGAGAGGTTGTGTCATAGTAAATGTTAATTGTGCTTCATCACTATAACCAAGAAGGGGAGCTAATCTTTTTCTCCCGGTGAATGTGGCTGGTGTAGAACCCAAAGTATAGGGCAATGAATGAAAGGGGAGTTCAAAACCATTGACTGCTAGGTTTTGGGTTCTATCTACTAAAGTCGTAGCTTCTAATATTCTACGTTTTCTACTAACAACAACACCGGAACTTAACTTAGGCTCTGCCGGTAATGTCTTAACTTCTACAGAATAGGGCAGTCCAACCTCTACAAATGTGCTAGGCACAGCATCTATAGTTATAGCACCCGATGAAACAGTTTTATCAGTTAATACAAATCCATCTCTAACTACGTTTACAGACTTTGCTTCCAGGTGAGATAGGTTAGAACATGTTGTGTTTGTAGGTTTAGCTCTGTCAGGTAAACTAGCACCTGAAAAATATTGTATGTTGCTATCTGTCGTTCTTTGATCGTCAAACATCTCAATATAATATTTTGTAGAACCACCAACAGTTCTTTTAACAACAACGTAAATATCTGCTATATCAACTCCTACATCCAGGAAAGATCCATCTGTGACAAACTCTGCTGGGGCAACTACGTTTTGTGATCTAAGAATAGAGAATACAGCCATAGAGCCGTCATCATCATTAGGTATTAAAAGAAGGTCACCATCATCAGTACTAGTCGCAACTCTTAATGCCATAGATCTCGGTGTTTTTAATAAATGACTAGCTAGTAAAGATATGTTGTTTGCCTGGTAGTTTAGGTCAACATCACTAAACAAATACTCTCTAATAGCTTTGCCTTCTCTTTGAATAAACAAAGTACCACCTTCAGCCATTACTGGTCTTACACCTTCTTTTGATCCTCTACGAGTAGCATTCTTAATAACTATGTTAGATGGTGTAATAGGATCTAGATCGGCTTGTGGAACGAAGAACTCAGCATCCTTAGTAAAGATCTGTAAATCTCTACCGGACCTCATTGCTGTGATAGCATTAACACTATCGGTATTCATTGTAACCAGGATAGCATCATCGTCTAAAGCTTCAGCACTTTTGAAATTAAAAAAGTCAGCAACCTTAGATCCAAATAATGTGTTAGGCATAGCCTTACTACCACCCATGTACAGCCGACCTTCATGGAAAGTACAAGTACGAGGGAACCCCCTAGAGGTTGACCAGGCATCTTCATAACCAGTTTCTAGTTCCCATGCTCCACTAGCTATAGCTTGATCTGCTTTGAAAAATGGAAGCTCAGTTACAACCTTAACAACTGTAGATGATTCTCTTTCTATAATTCTAGCTCGACCAAAACCACTTAAAACATTTATGTATTGATCAACATGATCGGTAGTAAATATTCCAGCAGAAGCTGTTATTGTTACAGTACCATCTATGGCATCAGGTGTTATTGTTGCAGAAGGATTACTAGTAGCTAAAGTGTAGGCAACTTTAGGATCTGTTAAAGAAATTGTAGCAAATGTCCAGGTTGTATTATTAGCACCTCTAACAATAGATTTAGGTGACATATCTTCATGTACTAAAATTAAAGTATCAGCACTTTGCGTAAAATACATTCTATCTAGGTCGATATCACCTAAAGCACAAACTAAATAGTCAGCACCTGATCCATTAATATTAAGAAGCTGAACTCCATTAGCAAAGAAAAATACCCTGGTGTTAGTTGTATCATATTTAACAAAGGCAAGCATGAAGGATTGTGTCGTACTAAATTCAAATGGCACTAGCCTAATACCATCTAAAGTAGTAAATGATCCACCCAGGTGAGAAGTTATATCAGCCATAAACCTAAGACCTGGTCTTCTCTCGAAACCACCTTGAGGAAGTACAACTATGTTTTGTGCTTTACTTAATCCGGAAGCATATTGCTGTATATCAATTCTACCTAATAAAAGAGGATCTATTTCTCCAACAGTAAAATTAGATTGATATTGGGTAACTCTGCTCAAGATCTAACCTCGGTTAATAAATAATCAGCTATAACTGTTTTAGACTGACCAGCACCATCTATATTGATAGCTTGCCTAAAGTATCCACCACGCATATTTTCAGTAGGAGTTCCCAGGGCTACAGTCTTCCAGTAATCTGATTTTGTTATTTGATCAGTAATAGGTTCAGCTAAATGCCAAGCCATTTGATAAACTAGTAATTGCGTAAAGTAAGACGGCATATCTTGTTCTGATACTAATCTTTGATAGTCAACGACAATAGTCGTTTGATTAGTTAACAGCTTGTCTCCTTGTATTTCATATTCAGTAGTATTAGGAGCAGACAAAGACGTAGAAGTATAAACAACCCTTGGTACATTCAAAAACATATCTGAAGGTAATTGATACGCATAAGAATAAAAGTTAGTAGGTGTTGTCGCTAATCTAGCTAATGACGTTTTAGATAACGTAAAAGACCAATGATACATGCCAAGGGTCTGCGAC